ATTTGTTCTTTGGTAACGCCTGTTTGTACGATTTTTTTGGTTCTTGTTGCCATTTTTATATGATTTTTAATTGATTACTTTGTTATTTTCCATTTACTTCAGCTTTGTACAAGGGGTGTACGGCTAAGGGTAGCCATTGGGCGGTGCTGTCTTGCCATAGGAGTTCAAGGGTTTCGGGCTCGTAGCGAAAGGCGGGGGGGTGCCAGCGGTTTCGCTCTGTCCAGTCTTGTAGCTTCTGCACTAAGGCGGGTACTTTATCGGTGTGCCCTGCGCGGTATTGGCAGGTCTGTAGCCGTTGCTCGAAGGTGAGTATCTGTAAAAAAGTGTCGAGGGCAAGGGCTTCTGTGTATGCTAATATTTTGCTTTTCATAGTTATTTTGTTATTAGTTTGCCATATTTTTTAAGGTCTGCCCACCATCGCACGCTATCGCCACTAATTCCTTGAGGTAGATAGCGAATGGGGCGTTTTTGTTTTTTGGCGGTTTTGAGCAGCTCTTGTGCGTGCTCTCTGAGCTTGCGGTTGATGTAGTCGTAATCGCTGATTTCGTTAGGTTCTATTCTCATCTTGTGTTCGGTTTGTCTTCGCTTGGTGTTCGCTTGGTGTTCGCTTAGTGTTCGGTGCGAGCCGTACGAGCGGTTATTTTCTTTAGGAGTACACTGGGGTAATATTGCAGGATATTTTCTGCGTAGATAGTGATGAGCAGGAGGACGTCGTCGGCATTGAATAGGGTGATGTCGTTGCCGTAGAGGCGTTCGATGGTTTTCTCCACCTCACTGTACCACTGATCGTCATACCAATTGAGTAGGGTGTCGTGGGTGATGAGGGTTTTTAAGTGCAGCCCTCTACCTATGGCGGTGTTGCATAGATTGGTGCACCATTCGTTGTAGAACTCATAGCGGAGGTTTTCGTACTGCAGGTAGGTGAGCCCTAATTGGTGGGCGAGGGCGTGGCGATAGGTGATTTGTTGGGCTATTTTATTCATTGTTAGGGTGTTTTTAAGAGTTTAAAATCGCGTTCTTGGGCTTTTTCGGCTGAGATGAGATAGGGTTCTAACTCATTGGCTCCAGTACGTGTTTTTTCGATGTAGGCTCGGAAGTCTTTTACATAAATGCGGTTTTGACTAAGCCAGTAGAATTTGTTGGCAACGGCTCCTTTGGGGTTCCCTTTACTATCGGTTTGTGATATACCAATAAAAAGGGTGTTAGGAAATGCTTCGATGAGCTTGTTGTATAGGCTTGCGGGCTTGCCGTCGAAACACTCTTGTATGCTGTCAATAAATACTATTTTAGGTTGTTGTGGACGGTCCAGGCGTAGCATCATTTTATCTACATATTCTTTTTGTAGGGTGTATCGTTTGTTATATTGTTTTAGCCCGTAGCGGTCGAGGTTTTCAATGAGTGATAGGCTGCCGCACTCTTCTAAGGAGTTGTATAGTACCTTTTCTTTTGTACATAGCTCTTTCATTAGTTGGAGGGCATAAGTGGTTTTGCCGTGCCCAGAGTCGCCATAGATAAGGAGGCTGCCGCTTCTTTCTACTTTGCCGAGATGGTCTGTCCATTGGGGTGATAGGTCGATTGTTTTATACTTTTTGCGCGCTAAATCTTCATAGGTGTAGGCGCGGGGTATGATTGTTTTTTCGTTATTTTCCATCATTGAGTTGTTGTAGGCGTTGCTTTTCAATTTCGGTACGTACTTTTCTGAGGCTTCCTGCGGTATTGGCGTACATTTGTGCGGGGCTGATAGTTGAGCCATTGGCTTGGCTTACTTGGGCTATTTGGCTAAGTAGGAAGGCTTCGATGGCTTCTTTGTCGGAGGGTGGACTCACACGGCTGTATTTGGAGCCGTAGCGGTCGAATATTTCGGCATAGCCTACTTTTTTAATACCCTTATTACGGTCGATTTTAGCTTGCAAACCGTCTGCTCCCATCATATACCAACCGCAAACATATTCGGTAGCATTCCAAAGGCTTTTGAGTTCCAAAAAGGCGTGGTATTCGAGGTCGCCAGCTTCGTCTAATATCACTAAAGGGGTTTCAAGCTGTTTTAGATAGTAAACCAAATCTTCATACACTTCGGCATATCGTCCTGTATAGGTAATGCCAAACTCTTGTGCGATTTTGCGTATAAGTTTTTGTTTGGTTTTTACTTGTGAGCAGTCGATATATACGGCGTTTTTGTTTTTGCTTACATACACTTTGGCAGTGTGTGTTTTGCCTATACCTGCGCGGTCGCATAGGATAGCCGAAAGCGAGCGTGTTTGGCAGGCGGTAAGCTGGCTGTAGATGTACTGAAAGGTTTCGGTCTCTACGGTTACCCAAGGAGCCTCATCGCGGAGCTGCACTTGTAGTTTGCGGGCAATGCTTATCCATTTGGCATCGGATAGCACGCCATCGCGTTCGCCTTTCATTACACGGTTGTACTGGGCACCATTGATGCCAAGACTTTTGGCGTGATGGGTGTCATAGCGGTAGTTTTGTCGGTTTTCGGCAATTGCTTGTACGATTTTTTCTTTTAAAACTGTGGTTATCATAAGTCTAATAATGCTTTATTTATGGTTTCTACTTTTGTTTTGCTGTACTCTTGATAGTTGAGTGCGGGTGTCTCGGTGTAGTCTACTGGTGTGTAGTCTACTGGTGTGTAGTCTACTTCGGTAGCGGTGGGTATGGGTGCGGTGAGGCTTCCTAAGCGGTTGAGCTTTTGCACTGATTGGGTACGTACCATTTGGTCGAACTGGGTAACATAACTCATTGCTTCAGCATATTGTTGCTCATCATGCTGAGTCCATTCGGCATTAGCGCGGTTGAAGGTAGGCACTGGGCTACAAGTGCATAGAAAGGCTCCGTTTTGATATAAATATACTTCGGTAATACCGTCCTTATTAGGCAAGTAATAGGCTTCTACTTGGTAGTTGTTGGGGGCTAATAAGGTAAGTACTTGTGGGTTGGGTAGTTGGTATTTTTGGTATTGTACGGTTACGTATTGGCTACGGCGTATGGTAGTAGTGGTGCATTTGCCTATGTATTGGGCTAAAAGGGCTCGGTTGAGTTGTGGCAAATTAGGGTTTACGTTCTCTAAAAATACCTCCAAACGTGTCTTCCCAGGGAAGCGTTGTTGGTCGGGGTGTAGTTGGTTGTTGTATAGGGTTTGCTCTTGGAGTTCCATTGCCACAATATCATCATAAGAGGCTTTGGCTTCTTTATAATTGTTGTTGAACTCGTCGAATATCTTTTGTTGTGTGGTGCGGTTGCTATCACGGCGGGCATAGTGGCGACCTACGTTTTGGTGTCTGTCTTTCTCAATGCCGTATTTTTTACCTCGTATCATTGTCTCGGCATACTTCTCTTGTGAGTTGGTAGGGTTACAGAAGCGTACAAACGGAAATAGGTTGTTAGCTTTCAGTAGCCCGTCGGCAAACTCGCCTGTTAGGTGTCGTTCTACTTCTATCTGCATTGGGGTACCCAAGCCGTAGGAGGTAGTGAACTGAAACATTGAGCGGAAGCAGTCTAAGAAAAGCTCGGTGTCTTTTTTCTTACTGTGAGCAATACCTATAAGAGCGGTGCTCATCACATCATAAGCATAGTATGCCATTACTTTGGTGCCGTCGGGTAGTTTGGTGTGCATTATATCGCGGTCATCAAGAGTTATTTTACTCATTGAGTAGAGCGGTGCGTGGCGGTGAACGTGAGGGCGCAACTTGTGGCTAAAATCGTACTCTCCGTTGCGGGCTTTAGCTATGATAAGCTGATTTTCGGCTTTGCTAAGCCATAGTTTTACAGTGCTTTCAGAGACTTCTAACAGGTTGCCATTCTCATCGCAAAAATCGTCTACGTTAAAGAGTTCGCCTGTAGCGCGGTCAAAAAGTTCTATTTCGCCGTATAGAAACTGCTTGTAAATATCGTATACCGAACTGATGTAAGGTTTATTAGGCATACAGCAGATGGATATAAAGAGGCGTTCCATTGTAGGGGTTACTATTTTGGCGTTGTCGGAGCCCTCGCCCTTGTGAATGAAGGTAGCGTAACGCTCGGTAAGGAATTGGTTGTATTTGCGTTGTAGGCTTCGTGGGTTGTTAGGTAATGAGAAGCTCCACTTTTCGGGGTTTAGGGCGTTCACGGCTTCGCTGATGTTTTGCCATATTTGGGTTTTGCGTTTACCAAAGGCTTTGGCTGTGAGTGGACGGCTTTTAAGCAGCGTTTCGATAGCACCCAGTATCATAGCGGAGGTGGCTTTCTCCCGCTGTTGTGGGAGGGGGAGCGATTTGCCGTTAGGTTTGCGGTGCTCGGCAAAGAAGTTGATAGCTTCGGGGTCGGGCACGATGTACTCTTCTAATACATTGGTAACGATGTGAGCCTCTTCGGGCTTGCCGAGCATACGCACGCAAAATTCTTTTGTATTCACGCCTTTCACTACGGGGAGGCTCTCGAAGGCTACCCACGCTTCATTACCTTGTCCTTTGCCCGCTTGGGTAACTTGGAGCTTACCACGCTGACTGTACGATTTGTAGGTGTTGTAACTCATCACCTTCCAATCGCTATAGAGCAGGCGTGCGGGGATAGATAATATGTTATTTTGGAATGCGTACATAGTTTTGTTTTTTTTGGCGTTTGCCTTGCTCCCCAGTGCAGTTGCGAGCTGCGCTTAATGCTGTTGGTCATACCAACCACTGGGGAAAACAACAATAAAATCAAAATATAAAAAACGTGATGTGGTGTTATTAGTGGTACTTCACTGGCTTGTAGTACTCTATTTTTTCTCTTTTTACGACGATACCTAAGAAGGTTGTGCGTATCTCTCTGCCGATGATAAGGAAGTCATCATTGATGAGGTAAATGGTTTTTACTTTCATTTTAAATAGGGTTTAAAAGGTTTTTAAATTATTCATTTATGGGCTCCAAACATTCTATATCATACACCCCTACGCTATCATCGGCAAAGGTTATAATGCCTAACGTATAATCTTCATAAGTGCGTATATCGGTTAATTTGCCTACCTTCCCTTTTTTACCGTAAGGGTCTGTGGTAATAAAAGGCGATACTCTTACTTTATTTTCTACTTTCATAGTGTTTAAACGTTTTCTAATTGCTCTATAAAATAGATGTAAATTTTTCCGTCTCCGAAGTCTACATCTACACGAGTGTCCTCTCCTACGTTGTAGAGTTTAAGGACTATACCGACTCCTTCTTTCATTTTCCAGCCAAATTCATCTGGAATTTCTCTTACTTTGTTTCCTACTTTCATAGCTTAATCATTTAGAAATTCTTTTACTTTCTTTTCAGAAGGGGCAAT